AGAGTGTACAGTCAATTGACGAAATGGCAATTGAAATGGCTTTTGATGTTGCTACGGAATATTTGAAACAACAGGCAAAAGAAGTTGTTCTTGACAATAATGCCAATAAAGAATTATTGCACAGTATTACCGAAATATATAATCAGGCTAACGAGGAACACAAACTGCTCTTAAAAGAAAAGAATGCAAGATATGCAGAACAGATTTCAGAGCAGAAGAAAAATGCCGAAAAGCAGATTAAATCTTTGGTAAGAAAGAACAATAAGAAAACCGAGCAGTATATCAAAAATGATATTAAGCTGAGGAATAAAATCAAAAGCGATGCAAAGGAATACAGAATTACTCTTCGTGCAACAAAAAAGACGGTTGCAGAAGAATACCGTGCTGAGCGTGATAAAACGAAGTATCGTCAGAAAATCAGTACAACGCTTGAAAGGCTTATTAACAGACACTTAAAGCCTAAGCCGAGCAATAATGTTCCTATTTCGGTTGTGAAACCTTTGTACAGACTTCTCTCCGAATTGACAGGCAATTATTCGGGATTTTCCAAAGGTGTAAACGACATTACGGAAAAGACGGGATATAACAAAACCGTCAATCAAAAAGATGAAAGAGTAAACAAAGTAACATTGTCAGCAGAAACCGAGAAACTTATTTCGGCTTTAAACAGCGAAATTGCAAATACTGATGGAAAAATTACTTTACCACCGGCAATGAGAAACGCTTTGCTGGGATATAATGTGTTTGACAACAAAGGCAATATCAAACAGCATTTTACAGGGCTTCTTGAAGATGTAAGAAATATTTTTGAGAAAGCCGAGAAAAACGGAAAAACCTCGTTAAAGGACTTTTCTCTTAGTGAGCTGAAAAGAATAAGCACAGCTTTCAGCGAAGTAAAGAAACTGCTTGACGCTGCAAATAAGATTGTCATTAACGGCAAGGAGTATGACGCTTATCTTGTATCACGAAAAGGTGCTGAGGAACTCAAAAAAGTTACAGGCACACACAAGAAAGGTTCTAATACACAGGCAAGCACTGCCAAGAGGACGCTTTTGGCATACCGCAAATATATGTCAGATCCGATACGCTTTGCACGAATGATTTCGGGTTATCACAATGACAGCGTGATTGTTCAGCTGATGGAAATGCTGAATCAGGGACAGTCGGACGCAGAACAATTAAGCATTGACTGGACGAATAAGTATGAAGAACAAATGTCCCGTTTCTCATATAAAGCCAAAAAGGATTATGTCAGAGAGCAGGCAATGGAATTTGACGGCATAGACCCTAACACCAAAGAGGAACTTGTTGACAAGAAAACAGGCGAACAGGTTAAAGTTGGACTTACTGCCGATATGCTTGTTGAAATGCTCCTTGAATATGAGGATGAATACGGCAGGGCACATATGATGTACAGCGGTTATCAAGTGCCGAATATCAAGTACATAAAACGGAAAAACCAACAGCTTATGTATTCAAAGGACAGCGGTTGTTATATTCTTCCCACAGAGTCGGATATTTCACGAATCAGGGATTATGTCATGAACAATGAGATTGCAAAAACTGTTTATGAAATTTGCCGTGAGATGTACAATGAAGATATGCAGAATGCCGTCAACAAGGTGTCAAACGAAAAATACGGATATGAAATTGCAAAGGTAAAAAACTATTGTCCTATCACGATTGACGAAGATACGGTTTACGGAACATTTGCCGATGTGCTGATTAACAGAAGTATCAACAGCCGAGCATTCCTTCATGAAAGAGAAAATTTCAAGTACAACAGGCTGAAACTTAAAGGTGCAACGGCAAAGCTTACCTCTCAGATTAAAAGCGTGTCAAGCTGGTGCGGTCTTACGATGCCGATTGAAACATTTAACCGTGTGTTCAATATGCCACGCTACGACCACAAAAATGACAGCCTTGTTAAAGCTGTTCAGGAAGAAAACCTTAATTCTGCCGAAAATATCAGACAAAAAAATAACACCCATGCGGATGAAGAAGAAAAATCCAAGCTGAGCATTGACGAACACTTTACCGATAAGTACGATGAATGGGATAAAAAGGGCGGACGATTTTCGTTCAGAGTAGGAACAACATCAGAGGTTCTTCAAAGATTGGGTGTTGACGATAAAAATATTTGGTGGGATACTTCCAAAATACTTAAAATCAAAAACAAACACCCTGAAATGACAGATGATATTCTTAAACAAGTGCCTAATGTTTTGGAATCGCCTATTATTGTTATGGAGTCATATACAGTTAAAGGTAGATTAGTATTATTTGGTGATGTTTACGATGCAAAAAATAATCCCGTGTTGGTAGCTTTAGAGTTAAATCCTATAGGAGAGGGTGGAAAAAGCCTTGATATTATAAAAATAGCAAGTGCCTACGGCAAAGACAGTAATTTGCAACATATGATTGATAAAAGTAATATATTGTATGTTGAACCAAATGAAAAGAGAACCCATACTTGGCTAACGGGTAATGGGCTCCAATTGCCTCTGCCTAGTTCCAAGTATGGATTCTCTGACAATATTAAATCACAGAATCAAGGTGATGTCAAGTACAGCGTTGAAAAAGAGGCGCACTCAACGCTCAGCATTGACGAGGTTCTTGATTTCATTGAAAGGGAAGAAAAGCAAAAGAAAAAGAAGGAAAGCACATCGACAACGGAATATTTCCCGAGTATGAAGGAAATAATGAAACAGCAATGGGGCAACGAAAGCGAAGAATACATAAGTAAACTCATGGGCGATTTGCAGGGCTCGACAAAACAGGCTGATCCGGGCAGAATTGATATGCTGACAGGAAAATATATAAGAGCGGTACTGACAGCAAATATCTCTTCGGCTATCAAACAGTTATCTTCTTATCCATTGGCAGCGGCAAGGGTAGGCTGGAAAGCAACCCTTGCAGGACTTAAACACATTCGTCCGGGAAAGCATACTCCGTTTTTAAACAGAGCGTTACCCGACAGCTACAAGCAAAGTATTCCGTATGATGAAATTGCTAAATATACTCCTATACTTGAATACAGAAAACAGGGCAACAACAGCCGTGAAATGGCAGAAATCAGCAGATACAAAGGCTTGATTGACAGTTCGGGTTGGGTAGGACATACTCTTGACCGTTTAAACTGGATTGAAAAAAATGATGTGCTTATGGTAGAAATGAACTACTGGATTGCCTATGAGCATGTAAAGGGCAATATGGGAATATCTCCCGACAGTAAGGAATTTATGCCGAATGTTGCAAAAACGCTTGAGGACATTATTAACAATATGATGCCTAACAGTTCGGTAATGCAACAAGGACAGATTTTGAGAAGTAAAAATCCCGTGAACAGAATATTTACAATTTGCAAAAGTCAGGTTTTCTGTATGGTAAATGCCGCAATGGACGCAAGCGGTGAATACAACGCAAGGCTTAAAGATTACAAACAGGCTGTAAGTGAATTTGAAAAGAAGCAGGCGAGAACGGAAGTTAAGATTGCAAAGAAACAGCTTGCAAGGACCTACTCCGCAATTATTGTCAGTACAGCTATGACCTGCGGAATTTTGATGCCGTTGATAGCCGCATTGTTCGGCAAGTGGGACAGATACCGTGACGAGGACGGCAATATTACTCCGTGGTCTGTCGGTTCAAGGCTGTTGAAGGATTTCGGTTCTGAATTAACGGGCATGTTCCTTTTCGGTGACACGGTGTACAATACCGTATTAGCACTCATTGATAAAAACGAAGAATTTTACGGATTATCTCTTCCGGGTGTTGACACGATTAATGACTTTATAACGGGAATCATAAACATTGCCCGTTCCGATACACCCGAAAAGCTGAGAAAAAATATTTCTTCACTTGTGGGAACACTCGGAATGCTGACAGGACTTCCAACAAAGAATTTGATGAACTTGTTTCAGGGAGCATGCAATCACATTGAAAACTTCACAAAATACGGCGGTACACCGACTGTTAATGACTACGGTGAAGTGTCTATGCAGATGTATGCTAATTACTGCTATGAGGCTCTTATTGACGGCGACAAAAAGAAATTTGCAAAACTTTATTCAGAATGGCTGAAAGGAAAGACTTCCACAGGCAAGCAGGTTGATAAAAGCTATATTAACAGCAAACTGAAAACAGAGCTTGAAGATGATACGGAAATCATTGCCGCAGGAAATGCGTTCTTTAACGGCGATTTGACAGCATATGAAAACACGGTTGAAAAGTATTCTGACTTAGGCTTTGACAAAACAACCGTTGTAAAAGCCATTAATTCGATTGTCAGTGACCTTGAAGATGAACAAAAAAATGCAGAAGGACTTGATAAGTACGACAATGAAGAAGAGAGTGACAGCAAACCCGAATTGTACAAGTATTCGGATGCATTTGACTTTTTGAAGAACGGCGATACTGCGAACTATGAAAAGGTTGAAAAATACCTTATGGAGCATAAAGGTAAGACAAAGAATCAAATGAAAAAGCTGATGCAGAGTGCAAGCCGAACTGATCCGATGTTTGAGCAGTACATTTCTGCAAGTAAGAGCAATGATGCAGATACGACGCACACATTGTACAGGCAGTTACTGAATGTCTACGGTTCTGAAAGCAGATTTAAATCTGCTCTCAGAAAATATCAGGATAAAATCAAAAAGCGACAAGGTAAATAAACAAATTGTGAGGGCAGCGGAAACGCTGTCCTTTTTGTGTGGGTTTTAACTTTTTTGAGTCGGCAGAAAACTATATAATGTAAGTAATGATAGGGGGCGGCATTGTGAACACACTAAAATTTGAAGTATATAAAAATACCCTGAAACGCAGAGACGGATTTAATCCGGTTCTCGGTGAAAAGAAATACACTAAAATCAAATGCTACTTTATGGAATCCGACTGGGACAACTGCGCTCTTGTTACGGCAAATTTTATGAGCGAAAAAGATAATATCGTTAAAAGTACAGTGAGCCTTACAACTGATGACAAAACCGCAGTGTTTGACATACCGTCAGAGCTTGAGGGGGATAAAGTCTATTTCAGCCTGACCGGAAGTTATGCAGATAGCAATGGCAATACAGTAACACTCAATACCAACCTTGTCGGAATTAACAGGCAGAAAGGTATGTTGCCGAGTGCTTCAACTGGCATAAGCCTTTTCGAGAAAATTATAGTGGCTGTAAACAGTATGGCATCAAGACTGAAAGATACGCTGAATCAATTCATGAACACATATCCGAATGTTGATGCAAGTAATTTGACTTGGCTCAACGTCAGATCGTTAGGAGTAGATAACACAGGCGCTGACACTACTCTTGGTATGCTTGTATTTTATCCGCTTGACAACAGAACTTTATATTTTCCGAAGGGAACATATAAATGCAACGGGTTAGCCCTCGAAAATGTTGAAAATCTGACAATTATATGTGATAATGCTGAATTTATTTATTGCAATAAAGCTACTGACAACACAGACTCAGCAGGCACAAGTGTACAAAGTACATTTTTCAAATTTACCGGTTGTAAGAATCTGACCGTTATTGACGGTAACTTTGACGGCAAAAATAAAGTGTCACAGATTATTACTTTGATTAATTGCCCAAATGCAAACATAGACAATGTTAATATATCTAATGCAGGCAATGCTTTATCGGCAACAGCGGCAGGTATTAATTTTTTGAGAAACTGCTCACACTTTAATGTCAGAAATGCCAAAATATCAGGCATTAAAGCCGGAACTGTCGGCCCAGACGGATACATTCATTCATTTGGCATTGGCGTGACAAGCGCAGGAAACGGGTACAGTCAACACGGTAACATTGTTAATGTGCGAATTAATGATATTGACGGATATAATTCCGGAGATGTTAAGCCGGACGGTGACGGTATCTACTTGATCGAAAGGCCGACCGATGATTTCAGCGGTGACGGCTATATTAATATTTCAAGGTGCGAAATAAAGGGATGTGCCAAAAGAGGAATTAAGGTTTCAACAAGGCATGTCAATATCTCAGACTGCTATATTGATGTTGACAGCTGGGGCTCGGCAATTGAGGCGCAGTACGGTAAGTTGACATTGAGGGATTCAATTATCAAGAACAGATATGCAAGCTGTCTGACTCTCAACTGGGACAACGGCACTAACTACATTGACAATTGTAAACTCTACGGTGCAGGAAAAGACGAAAGCTCAAAGTACGGCAATTACAAGGGCAATGGTATTGTGCTTAATCAGAGGTTGTCGTCAAGAGACGAACCGTACAGTGATGAGCCGTGCAATATCAGCATTAACAACTGCTTCGTTGACGGTGTATTCTCTCCGATTATTTCGGGATATGACAATAACATCAAGTACAAGTACGGAAACATTGTTGTTGATAACCTTAAAATTGGTCACTACAGAGATGCATCGGCAATCAAGCTCAATTCTACTATGATGACAGATGTCAATCGGCTTGTACTTTCGGATATTATGTATCAGTACGGAACAACAGAAGCAGAAGTGCTGAACGCAAACAATGAGTATTATGCTCTTAGTAATACGGCAGGAACTACAATTAATCTCGGCACACTGTCATCATATGTTAATCCTAAGCGATTGGTATATGACACAAATCTTACCGATGATTACAATGAAATCTTTAAGTTTTATAACCTTAACAATGCAGACTTTGGCGGTGAGACAGCAAAGGTGACAGATGTGCTTGAAGATTCACCGAACAGTGCAGATATTGCCGACGGAACCTATACAAGTGTAACCAATACTAATTTAAGTGTGTCAGTCGCTGACGGTACAATGAATGTAGCTTGTTCAACGGCATACGCTTCTGCATCATATGTCTATATTCCAATTTCAAGCATTACTCTTGACGGAAATGTATTTGACTTTGTTGTTTCTGATATAAGCAAGACAACAGCAGATGTTACTTTAACGCTTGCCAATGCCAAGAAGGCTACAATTGCCGGATTAACTGAATTTGCGCTAAACAAAACAGTAAAATCAACCATTGTAGGTAATGTCAGCGGTACGGCATCGTTTGTCCGCATTAAGCTCAATGCAAACAAAACGGCAAGCCTCTCGTGCAAGGTCAACTTTAAAAATCGCCAAAAGGTTTTAAAAGGACAGGTGGAAGCAAGATTGAAAATTCTTGAAGAGAAAATAAAAACATTGGAAGGTGCAAACGCGTGATAGATTGGATTATACAATATTGGCTACAAGCTCTATTCGGTATAATACTTGCAGCAATTGTTGCGATAGTAAAAACGCAGTGGAGCAAAATTAAGGCTATTGGCAAAGGCACACAGTCATTGCTTAGGGCGGAGCTTATCCGGTCGGGCGAAAAATATATCGAAAGAGGTTGGATTGAGGTCTATGCAAAGGATGCATATGACAAATGCTATCAGTCATATCATCACCTCGGGCAGAACGGCACAATGGACGATATGCATGAGAAGGTCATGGACTTACCGACTAACCCTATTATAAGAAAGGATGAAAATAATGAATAAGCAGAAAATTAAGAAATGGGCGGTTGCGGCACTCATCAGAGCCGCAAAGACAATGGCACAGACTGCAGCGGCAACACTCTCAGTTGCGGTAGTAATGAGCGATGTAAACTGGGTAATGGTTGCAAGTTCAACACTTCTTGCTGGCATTCTCTCAATGCTGACAAGTGTCGGTGGCTTGCCGGAGCTTAAAGAAAGCGAGGAATAACAATGCAAAATACCATTACAAAACGACAGATTGACGAATTACTTGAAAAATCAGAAATTAAGGTCGAAACAGTTTACAGTAAAGTAACCGTTGTAAGTTGCAAACTGCCAAACGGATTTGTCTTAACTGAATCAAGCGGAGCAGTTGACCCAGCAAACTATGATGAAAAAATCGGTACAGAAATCTGTATGGCAAGAATCGAAAACAAATTGTGGGAACTTGAAGGATATGTCCTTGCAAAACAGCTTTACGAAAGAGAGAAACAGTAATGAAAACTTATATCGGAGTTAAAAAAATTGAAGCCGAGCCGATGACAAGAGGCGATTATAATACATACAGAGGCTGGCAGATACCTACGGACGAAAATCCGGATGATGAAGGTTATCATGTTAAGCACGCTGACGGTCACGAGTCGTGGTCGCCCAAAGAAGATTTTGAAAACACATTTTTTGAAAAGGGAAAGAACCTTCTGAACGATACGGCGTTACTTATGAGTAGTGAGGATTACAAGGAAAGATTTATAGCTGAATATCAGCAATTGGTAATCCGTTATAAAAGGTTGAAGAAAATGCTTGATGCTTGGGATAAAGGAGAACTGAAATTTGCTCCGACTTGTCCACGCAACGCATATAATATGCAGATTAAAGCAATGGCAGATTATATTGCTGTACTTGAATCAAGAGCATTTATTGAAGGTATAAAAATATTTGCAGAACAGAAAGCGAGTGATTAAAAATGAAAGTTACTGCTGTTGATGTAAGTTTCTGTCAGACGAATGTTGATTACAACAAAGTCAAGGCTGACGGTATAGACACGGTTATTATTCGTGCCGGCTTTGGTAGAGAAACATATCAGAAAGACGCACAGTTTGAAGAACATTACAAGAACGCAAAAGCCGCAGGACTGAAAGTCGGTGTATATTGGTTTTCGTATGCGTACAGCGTTGCCGAGGCGAAAAAGGAAGCAAGTGCTTGCCTTTATTGCTTGAACGGCCGAAAACTTGATTTACCCGTGTTTTATGACCTTGAGCTTGGCTCTCAGACCAAACTCGGCAAAGACACCTTAACCGCAATGGCTGTAGCATTTTGTGAGTGTGTTAAAGTTCACGGTTATTCAGCCGGCGTTTATGCAAGTGCAAGCTGGTTTGCAAGTTATCTCAATTACGAGAAACTTAAAAAGCAATATGCAATTTGGCTCGCACAATGGAGAACAGACTCTCCGTGTCGTACTTGCGACATCTGGCAGAACTCCGACAGCGGAAAAGTCAACGGCATTAACGGAAATGTTGATACCGACATTATATTTAATGCTGACTATAAGGGCAGTTCAGCAACAACGAGTACACCACCGAAATACTACGGCGTTAAAGCTGTACAGGCTTGGGTAGGCACAACGGTTGACGGTATCTATGGCCCTGACACGAAAAAACATTTGGTTATGAAGTTGCAGGAAGAACTTAACCGTCAGTTTGGAATGAACCTTATTGTTGACGGAATTTACGGTGTGGGCACTCATAATGCAATTGTTGTACTCTCATACGGTTGTAGAGGTAATCTTACCAAAGTTTTGCAGGGCTTGCTCATCTGTAAAGGGTATGACACAAACGGCTTTGACGGTATTTACGGTGTTGGCACAAATTCGGCAGTTAAATCATATCAGCGGACTCACTGTTTGAATGATGACGGTATCGCAGGTGGCAATACGTTTAGAAGTTTGTGCGCTTAATCCAACACAAAATCCAACACAATGAAAATAAAAGTCAGTATTTATCGCAATAATAAAGCGGATATAACGGGTTCGAATCCCGCCGGCTCAGCCAAACAAAAAAGCCAGCAAACAAGCCTTATTCAGTATTTATCGGCTTATTTGCTGGTTTTTGAAAAACATCTTTTTGCGTTAAAACTTGATTTTTTGCGTTAAAACTTGATTTTTTGATTTATAATCCAACACGAAATCCAACACGAAATAAATAAATTACGCTTGCTTTTCTGATTTTGAATTGCAGTCGGATTTATTTTTGGAATTTGAGTAGGCGAAAACATTTAAAATTTTCTTTGTGAGTTCATCTGCGTGGTCTTTGAGAGTGTGCTGGTAAATTCGTTGGAGAGTTTCAACATTCTCCCAGCCGCCTATCTCGGCTATGTATTTGTCGGGGATTCCTTGAGCGTGCAGTTCGGAAGCAAAATAATGGCGCAATGAATGAAATTTGAAATACGGTAATTCGGAATTTTTTCGGCACTTTTTGAAATGGTCGTCAATGATGCCCGGATTGATACCGAAGTGATTCCATTTAAGACATTCTTGTATCAGTTCTCTGTCGAGTGGGACAACACGGTTGCCGGCAAAGCTCTTTGGAGTTTTTTTCAAAATCCAGTTTTTACCCGAATCCTGAACAAGTGACTTGTTGATTATAACACCGAAGTCTGTAAAATCGTCAGGAGATAGGGCAGATATCTCAGAACGGCGTAAAGATCCGTGACTTGCGAGCAACACGGGAACTCTAACATAATCATCGCAGAAGTCAAGCAATGTGTTGATTTGTTCTGTTGTCGGCACGGCAACTTCAACTTTTTGTTTTTGCGGAAGTCTGATTTTGGATAAATCCAATTGACGATAATACACACTCATTACGGAGTGAAACAATCCGTATATATTTCTAACACTCTTAGGAGAATGTGTAACTGCAAGTTCGCTTACGGAAGCTTGAACAAGTTCGGCGGTGATGTTCCTCAGCTTCATCGGCATAAGCAATTGCAAATATTTATTTTGGTATTGCTCATAACCCCTAATTGTTGACGGACTTGACACACCTCGCTTGATACCTATGTATCTTTCGTATGCCTCTTTAAGCGTGAGGTCGTCATAACTTGCCGAACTTCTCTGTCTGTTGTGGCTGAACTCCATAGCCATGTACTCGGCTTCTTTTTTCGTTTTGGCGGTAAATGATTTGTAGTGCCACTTGCCGTTTTCGTCTTTGTAGTCAGGTACTAAAACACGATAGTTGCCCGATTTCAGTTTTTTGGCTTTTGCCATAATATCATCTCCTGTAATGTGGTATCGGCTCTTGTTCCACCAAGTAAAAATGCCGACACCCTTTCAATTTTCCTCGTACTGTTCCAGCAGTACGGGGATTTTTTAATTACCAAACCATTTAAAGGCTCGTCTAAATCCTGCTTCTTCTGCTTCAGCCACCGTCATTGCGTAGAATTCCCCTTTCTTGCTGATTTTAGTAGAATCATATTGTTGGTCGAAAGGCAAATGATATATTTTTGTTTCACCATACATATCACGACCAATATTACATTTTATACATGGGTAATCATCAACTTCAATATTTTCTTTGAATTTTATACCTAAGTATTTTGCCATTTTCTTAGCCATAGGAGATAGTTGAATATTTGTTATTAAAACTCCCTTAACATTTTCTTTAGGGCAATTGTGCTCAATGCAATAGCTTGCCATAGTACCATATAGTTGAGTTATATGTTTTTCATGTATTTCTTTTTTTGAACTCTAATATTTACATTCTCTTGTAGACTTGACCACGGTTGCCGACATCAACAATTGTTATAAGAAGAATATCGTTATTGATTTCATAGATAACACGATAATTGCCGACACGCAGACGGTAAGCGTTGCTGTTTCCTGACAAGGCTTTTACATCACCGTCAGGAAGTTTTGAAACAGCTTTCAAAATCCGTTCTTGTTGATTACGGGGCTGAGATTTAATAAACTTCTGAGCCTTTTTGTTCAGTTCAATTTTATACTTCATCACAGATTTATCCCCAACTCATTGGCAAAATCTTCAAGGCTGACATTTTCGCTTGAGTCAGACGGGTTATTCTTGTATTCGTCATAGAGTTTCTGGCAGTAAGCGTCATCTTCTGCGTCATCTACGATATGTCTTAAACTTTGCAACATAGTGAGCAGTTCTTCAAGCTGTTCTTCTGAAAAGTCGTTTATAAGGTTAATAATTTTTTCTTTTGCTGACATACGGAATCCTCCTTGTTTTATAGTATTCAAAATTCAATATAAATAATATTTCCTACACGCTTGAAATCAGGCGTGTTTTTCTTTTATGTCTGAAAAATCGGGAGTTGTGTATTTTGCGTTGCCGATTAAATCTTCTGAATATTCAAGCAATTTTTCTTTTCCGCTGTCATTCAGAAGACGATAGTTGGAAATCAGTTTACTTTCAACTTGCGTGTAGCTTTGACTGTTACTCAAGTCATATAAATCATCAAGAGTAAAACCCATACTATGTACTATAGCTTTTGTACTGGTCAGAAAAGGTTCTTTTGTTTGACCGGCAAACAATTTATCAATTGTGCTTTTTGAAATTCCGGTTTCTTCTGAAATCTGTTTTGATGTTTTCCCAGAAATTTTTTTCATTTTTTTTAGCGATTCAAGCCACATTTTTTTCACCTCACAACTGAATAATACCACCTTCAAATCTATAAGTCAATAAAAAATTGCCGACTTCGGAAACAAATTTCAAAAAAGGTATTGACAATTGCGGATATCGGATATATTATAATGACAGAAGTTGCTTATATCGGCAATTTAAGGAGGTGAAAGTAATGAAAAATCTCAAAGCTGAAATGGCAAGAACTGGAGTTAGCAAGGAAGATATCATGAATCTCTTAGGTTGTTCTCTGAGAACTGTTGACAATAAGTTAGATGAGATAACTGATTTTACTATTCCTGAAGCATTTAAAATCAGAGATACTTTCTTCCGTAACATGAGAATGGAATATCTTTTCTGTTCACAGAAAACCGCATAAGAACCGATACCACATTACAGGAAAATAACTGCAAGGGGGGTGAGAGGAATGTTAGAAAATGCTGACAGAATTAAGGTTGTAAAAAGCCTTGTGAATTTTATTGAAAGAGTTACAAAAAAAGAACGACCTTCAAAGGCAGAAGTGGAAGTTCTGCCCGAGGTCGTAAGAGCTTTAAGAGAATTTATTACCGTTCAGAATTCTTAACATCCAAATAAGAATTACCGAGGGTGTCGGCAATACCGTTGAATAGTGCAGAATAGAATTCAGCTACCTGCTTTCCGCCCTTTTCGTCAATTGAAATGCTTAAGTTTGGAGCAATAGCCACTAAAACATCTTTAGCGACTTTATTTGCCAATTCATCAATTGAATAATTACGCATAATAAACTCACCTCCTCTCTGATTATAAATAATATCACGAGTTGAGATGAAATACAAGTTAAGTAAACAGCGTAAAGAACCGATACCACATTACAGGAAAATAACTGCAAGGGGGTGAGGAAATCAATTCTAAGAAACTCAAAGAGTTAATAAAAAATGCAGGCTACACACAGGTAAGACTTGCAGAAGAACTTGACATATCACCCAACTCTCTTTCATCTAAAATAACGGGTAAGTCCGAATTTACTTTAAGAGAAGCAAAAAAAGTTTGTGAATGTCTTGATATAGCAGACCTGAGCAAAAGGGCAGAGTTGTTTTTGACATAAAAAAACAAGCACCGACGGTCCTTTCATCGGTACTTGTTCCCAATTTTTTACCTGTGTAAATTGCAGTCAGAAGTGAGTACAAAGGTTTCTCTCGCTTTTTTAACTGGTGAGGAACCAGTAAACTTCGTCTCAACATCTGACATCAGCAAAAGGACTACCGATTTCTTGATTTACTGCGTCACTTAAGCGGTTTGGCTCCGCTGTGATAGCCTTAGCATTCGCATTTAACAGGAACCGGCAAAGTCAAAAGTTTGGTCAAAATAACCAACTCCTTCCTTTTGCCCAAAAATAGGCTAATTTAATTATACAAATATTTTTGTATAATGTCAAATTATTTTAAACCGATACCACATTACAGGGAAATAACCACAAGGGGGTGAGAGGAATGGGCGACATTATCATATTGATACTTATGATTATTCTCGCAGTTTCCAAAACTATAGAGGCGGTACTAACCTTTAATGAAGTATGTGAAGATCGTTCCAATAATCATTGCAACAATCTCAACGATAGTTCCGATGATTTTCCAGAAAGACGGTTTCTTATACCACGGCTTCTTATTGCGGGAATTTGCATCGGTACGACTGTCGGATACGGAATCATAGTAGTTAAAGAAATCTTTCTGTAAGCGTTTGAGAATGTTTTCAGCAAGTGCTTTACTGCTTTTGAAATCAATAGGCAGGCATACGGTGACGAAAATGCTGTCGGGAGTGAATGAGGCGGTAATATAATCATCATTCTGTGAAAAATCAAATGTGAAAAATTCAAAGGCTTGTACATTAAGATTTTTAGGAATGTCATTTATATCCGCCGAAACGGTTGTGTTATCGGAACAGTATGTAAAGGTACATTTGCAGGAATCAAAAGGGACACGGCTTTTTACAGTGTCGTAAATCTCAGACAATGTCTGAGCAGTAAATTTGTTATAGCTGTCTGATGACAGCGGTGCAGTAGCTTTATATTTTGTGTTCATAATCAAACCTTCTTTCGTTCTGATTATAACATAACGGTCAAGACAGAACCGATACCACATTACAGGAAAATAAAAGTAGGGAGAATCATTATGAATGAAATCAGAGTAAGAATTAAAGACCTCATCAAAGAGCTTCAAATGTTGCAAAAGGACGGCTACGAATGTGCCGACCTCATAATTGAAGAAGCCGAGGAAGGTATTCCGGCTCGCATTATACTCAGCGACTACGGCTGTGTATTTGAATGCAAAGACTGACAAGGGGGAGAGAGAATGGATAATCGTAACATCACGAGTATTGTTATTAATTACGATAACGGCGAAATAGAAACCTTAAATAAAGGTGTAGTTGTTGGCTTTGATGAAATCGACAACGAAGAAGAAACTATCAAGGTCAGATATCGTATGTGCGACATTAAAGGCAACGAGTTAGCAATGGTTGTTGAAGCTATTATTGCATTGGGCGACGAACTCGGAATGTTTGACAATGTGGGAGATGACAATGAAGATGATTAAAGTTAAAATTGATACCTTAATCACTAAACTTGAAGAGATCAAGGCAAGCGGACACGAAACGGTGCATTTGTCTATTGTTGAAGGAGTGCCAAGGCACAAAATCCCTGCGCATATTGACCTTGATGCAGACAAGGATTTTCGTTGTGTGCTCGAGGTGAGAAAGTGAGCCGAATTACAGTAAGGATTGATGACCTAATCGGTCAGCTTAACGAGTTAAAACGAGATGGTGCTGAAAAAGTTTTGCTTGAAATTGAAGAAGGTGTTGCAGACCCCGAGGAGAATTGTCCGAATAGGATAAATATGATGCCTGCATATCATCCGAGTGAAATTTTTTCGCAAGTTTATGAAAGCTACTAAAGCAAAAGTCGATACCAGATTACAGGACTAAATAACGAAAGGGTGAGAAGAAAATGCCGAGAAAATTAGCTAAGCCCGAGGACCAAATGAAAAGACAGCTGATTGCCAATATACAGTATGAGGCAGAAATCAGAAGTATTGACCGTGAAGGACAGGCTCTTGTAGCACATTGCTCTGAGGGCACCTACAGAAAAAGAATTAAAGATCCGGGCACTTTTACGGTGGAAGAGCTGTCGAGGCTTGCCAACAAATTTGGCATACCTATTCAGAACCTTTTCAAGGCAAGGGTGGTGTGTGATGAATGAATGACAAAACACTTGACGAACTAAATGACATGGCCAAAAGGTGGATTGACGGAGAGGTTAATCATCTTGAGGTTGTATCACTAAAGTTATTTGATAGGTTATTGGTACTGGAACTTGCTAACGCCTATTCTATGTGCAAGGTCGGTTTGCTCAGTGAAAAATACACTGCCGCATATAAATTAAAATTCTTTCAGGAGTATCGTGAACTAAAGCTCAAGACAGAACATTTGCTGGTCCAACAGGAACAGCAGATTGACTCTGCAAGAAATGCAAGCGTAACGCTTTCGGAGGTTTGCAAAGAGTACGGTAAAGATGAGGTTGACCTCGTTAAGCTGTGCGAATTACAAGCAAAGGCAATTGATGAGCTGACACATGAGAATGTACATATCAAGCTGTGGAACTCGGTCAGAGCATACAAGAAGCCGAAAGATTACGCAAGACGGCATATGAGCAAGATTGTTGATGAGCTTATTGACAGGTTCGGCAGTAAAGTACCGTTTGAGCAGGTTGTTATGTCATATCTCAACACTTGCCTTAAAGACAACCGCAGAGAGATGTGGGAACAGCTGACAGGCGATGACTATCCGACAAAGGCAAGACAGCAGTTGCCGGTCAAGGACGGCAATGCGAAAGGTGAGCTTGAATCAATGAAGAAACATTACGGTGTGAGAGCCAAAAGAAAAATTGTAAAGGAGAACAATGAAAATGATTTTCAAAAACTGGAAGAGCAAAAGCGAAATCAAGAGAGAGTCGGCAAAAAAGGAGCTTGATATTAAGCACCTCAACAACCGCAATGTAATTGCCGATGAGATTGCGAATGTACAGCTTGATATCATTGACCGACTAAAGGCAGAGAACAACGAACTCAGAGCTGAGATTGAAAAGCTCAGAACGGAAAATCTGACACAGGGCTTTGAGTGTGTTGGAGTATCGGCTATTTGATTGTAAGGAGATTTGTGTAATGGAAAGAAAACCGACATTGACTACGATTGCAATCGAAAAACTTCATCCACATCCTGACAACCCTCGTAAGGTTCTCGGGGATATTGATGAACTTGCTGACAGCATTAAGGCAAGTGGCATTCTCCAAAACCTCACGGTTGTGCCGATGAATGACGATTGGACGGAGTTTACTGTGATTATCGGACACAGAAGATTAGCAGCGGCAAAGCAGGCAGGATTGACTGAACTGCCGTGTGCTGTTGTCGAGATGACTGAAAAGGAACAGTTATCTACAATGTTGACTGAAAATATGCAGCGGTCAGATTTGACAGTTTATGAGCAGGCAAAAGGATTTCAGATGTTGATTGACCTCGGGGACAGCGTTGCCGAGGTGGTAGAGAAAACAGGCTTTAAAGAAAGCACCGTAAGAAGGAGACTCAAACTTGCAGAACTTGATGAAGAATCCTTCAAGGACAGCCAGCTCAGACAACCCACATTGGCAGACTACGAGCGTCTGAATCAGATTAAGGATATTGATGTAAGGAATGAATTACTTAAATCAATCGGTACTAATAACTTTGATAATCGACTTTATTCAGCCGTGCAAAAGCAGAAAACAGATGAAGAAAAAGAAAAAATTGAAAAGCTCTGTCTTGAACATGGAATGATTAAAGCGCAGAAACATGACGAAATTCCAAGCAATTACGAATATACGGGATTTTTTGCGTTCAAAGATTTGATTGGTAAAGACTTTGCGGACGGCAGGAAAAGATATTTTTATTTTGGTTACGGCTCAAACATCTACATTTACGCAGAAGCATTAGAAAAGCAGGAAAAGAACGATGCCGAAGAAGAAAAGCGAAAGCTTGAAGAGCAGAGATGGGACGAGCTTGTTGAACAGGCGGAAGAAATAGACGAACGCTGTGAGGCCCTCAGAAGAGACTTTATGCTTAATACGAATTTCAATGACAGCAACAAGAAGCAGGAGCTTGTGAAGTTTATTGTAGCCCAAGTGGCGGCAGGAGCCAGTAACAAAAAATATCGTTTTGAAGAAATTATCGAACACGACTTTGAAGATGATGAAAACATAGATAGCTACATCAACGAACATTGGAACAATGACAGCGGCAGAATGCTAATGGCGACGGCATACGCTTTGAGCCAGAGGATTTACGGTTCGTTCGATTATATCAGTGTAAATTATTCGGACAAGACATTCAGCCGAAAAAACAACCCGGAATTAAACAAATTTTATGCCTTACTCTGCAAACTCGGCTATGTGCTGAGTGATGAAGAAATTCAGCTCCGTGACGGCACACATCCGATTTTTACAACAGGTGAAGTAAAATAAACTAAATAAGTTAATCACGCTCTGCACAGCGAGATTATATATATCTCATTTTATACCTATACCTACTTTTCTGAATATTACCATTTTACAAATATCTCAGACAGGTGCAGCTGTCTGAGCTGACTTTTAAACGAGGAGAATAGTCATGAGAGAATATTTATTCAGAGGTAAGATGATAGCTAACGGTAAGTGGTCAGAGGGCAATTTGCTTGTTACTAAACAAGGTTGCTGTATAACACCCGATGCAACCGTTTTAGGCAGCTATGGTGCAGTAGATCCAGAAACAGTTGGGCAGTACACGGGTATGGTTGATAAGCACGGCACAAAAATTTTTGAAGGAGATATCATTGATTTTTCTGACCGTTCAGACGGTGACGGCTACGGAGTTGTTCGGTACGATGCCGAAGAAACAATTTTCGAGTTTGAGTATGATAACTTCTGCGAGGATTTAGGGCGGCGTTATTGGCCTGAAAACGTTGAAGTTGTAGGCAATATCTACGATAATCCCGAACTTTTAGGAGATGAAAATAATGGCAAAAAATGAGGAAGAGAATACAGGGTACATTACTCAATCTACTCGTCATTCTATGCTTGTATCATTGAGCCGTGAAATCAATGTGATTTCAGACGAAAACGCAGTGTTATACGACACAATAATCGAATTGTGCAAAAAGTTCTTTCCTGAAAAAAACAATCAAAAATTTTGCGCTCAATGTAAGATTATGGAGAAAGGAGCTTATGCACCTAATCCTATTGATGATCCAACCACACCCTACATAGAATCTCACATACTGAGATTAGAAATGCTTGCAACCGGAAATATGGAGCTAAAAGACCAAATTGTTAAAATGTGCCGGCTGTTACTTGAGGAGAAAGACAATGACAAAGGCAATGACAGAAGTAAAACTTTGTTTACAATATTTGACACTCCCGAAAATGCCCCGAAACTGTGGAACAGAAGAACATATTGCTATCAAGCCGAAAGAGCCGTACAGGATATGACTGCCGAAAAAGCAATTGAAGTGTTGAATAAAATCGGCGAAGAAACAAACATTGAAGATACACTAAAAAATTTGAGCAATTCCAATATATTTACCGCTCTTAAACTTGCCGTCCATGCTCTTGAAAAGCAAGTGGCAAAAAAACTTAAAGAAGTGATACGCACAAGTAGCAATAAAAAGAGCAGAGTAAAAGCGTTTGAACATAATTATAACCACCAGAATTGGCAAGATCAGGTGCCGATACCCGAGTACAAAGAATGGCAATGGACTGACTATCAATGCCCCATTTGCAACGCCCTCATCAAAGAGGGCAGACCTGAATTTTGCTGGCGCTGCGGACAGGCTTTTGACTGGTCAGATGAAACGGAGAGTGAAAATAATGAAAAAAGGGACAACAGTTGAAAGTGGATATGATGCCGAGGGACGCTGGCATTTGAAGCTCAGAAAAGCCAAAGGCAAGTTTACGCTCGACGAAATAATTGAAGCGGCGAAAGAATGGGAAGAAGATTACTACGCCGTGATAATTAAAGCAATGAGCGACGAGACAGCACAGTATTACGATGATGACCTTGAGGGGGATTACGTGACGCTATATCGTGCCACGGATTTTATAAGTAAAGAGGTGTAAAAATAATGTATCACGGCATCAAATATAAAGGCTTACGCTATAAGCTTTTTTCTTTCCGTTGGAAACGAAAAAATCGCAATTGGAAGGATTGCCCGAAGAAGCGCAAGGCAATGAAAAAGGATTGGGAAATGAAGGTGAAAAATAATGGTAAAAAATAGGAAGAAGGATAACATTGACCTTATTTGCGAGGAGTTAACGAAATACAATGAAGAACACGGAACATCATACAGTTACGGCGAATATACAGCGCTCGTCGGCATGGGAAAAATCAAAAGTAAGTACCGAAACGAAAGAGACATTGACCTGCCGCTCTTGTAAGGAATGCCGAGGGTACAAGTTTTGTGCAAGCAGAAGCAGGGATTATCCTTGCCTGTGTTTTACTGCTAAAAATGAAAGGTGACTACATATGAGACGAGAAGATAAAGAATTTTTAAACAGTCAGATTGAAAACTTAAAAGAATCCGCACACGAGCGTTCACATGAGTGCTTTGCGGCAGTGCTTATGCAGATTGATTATCTCCAGCTTAAATTACTCAAGGCTGAAAAAGGCTGTAAAAAGCTCAGAGCAGAAAACAGAAGATTAAGAGCAGAAAATCAGATGCTCGAGGACAACATGGGGAATCTTTTGTGTACAAGAGAGGAAGAAATGAGGTACAACCGAGTGTTGAATGAAAATATCACAAAGCTGGCTGAGGTCAACGCACTTATGGCAGGTAAGCTCTCGGTGTATGAAGAACCTATTAAGAGGACTGAATCTCAGCCCGATAAGACGGCTGACACGGTAAGAGCGTCAGAACCGTCAGAAGAATAATCAAGGCAACACCCTTGCTACACGCAAAATCCAATTTTTTAATCAAGAAATCAAACAATTTCCATATTCAAAAATTAAAATCAAAAAGCAATGACTTCTTTTTTTGATTTTAGCTGTTATAAGAAGAGCCGAGGCAACGGCTCGACATATTGCAATAAAATAAGAACACACAATTGCAGAGTAGTAAGGTTTGCAAAAAAGCAGTAGCTCAAGTGGTCAGATTGGGCTACTGCTTAGTTATATCTGTCAGCATTAAAATTCTAAAGCAGAATAATAATCAGTCATAATTGAGGGAGCTGAAATGCTCCTTTAATATCCTGCTCAAATGATTATTTAAGTCGGGAAAACAGGAAAAATATACTATAATAAAAGGTTATGCTATGTACACATATCGAAGAACAATCAAAAGCGGAGATATGATTGAGGTTGAATACTATCAATCAATCCGAAAAATCGGAAAAAACTACGGCGGAAGGAAATCAAATAATTCTTTAAGCTCGGCCAAGATGAGAAAAGCAAACAAGCTCCGTGCAGTCAAGCATATGCAGAGGCTCATAAATGCAAACTTTGGGAGCGGTGATTTCTTTTGTCGCTTTTCTGCGCCATACGGAACATATGAAACAGAAGAAGAGTTCCGCAAAGAGGTAGGTAAATGGCTTTACAGAATAAATTACCGCCTGAAAAAGCAGGGCAAGGGCCGATTAAAGTACATAGCGTTTATTGAGTGCGGTAAGTCGGGTAAGAATTGGCATATCCACATTATCGTAAGCAAAGAGGACAGGGAACTGCTGTCTGAACAATGGCCATATGAAAACGGTCAGAACTTTACTCCGCTATATAAGAACGAGAATTTCAAGAAATTGGCTGAGTACATAACAAAAGATTTGACAGGTAAAGATGAGATTGATGCCGCACAAAAGCGAATGATGACAAGCCGAAATCTTAAAAAGCCTGAATCGGTTACAAGAAAGGCAAAAAGAAAAGAGATCAGAGCACTTGAACGTGGCGAAATGATTGAAGCGCCCGAAGGTCATTATCTCATTGAGGACGATTACTCAATGAACTACTCTGACATAGGCGGTGCAAAATGGTATTTTTGTTTTTTGCCGATTACGCAGAGGCGAAAATGGTAAATAATGGTAAATTCAGACCGTGCGATGTACGGTCTTTTGGGGTTGCACAAAAATGAAGTATGCAGCGGAATAGATACAAAATCAAAGGAGAGATAAATTTGAAAGAAAACAAAGCCAAATGTCCGTTCTATTCTTACGATAGCCAAAGTAAGATTTGCTGTTTCGGGGCAGTTCTCAAAAGTAAGAGCACAACGCTGTTTTTTGATTCGCCGCAAGACAAGGAAAATCACTTCAACGATTTTTGCGGTAGCTATTGTTGGAGGGGCTGTCCGCTTGCTCAGACGATCAGCAAAGATTTGTAAAACATCAATCTTTTAAAAACATAATATGCAAAAATTTTAAATCAATTCAAAAATTTTACTTCTGTCACGGTTTTGCCTTTCGGTGAAACCGTGTTTTTGCATACCAATATTAGGCACGAAAAAAAGTGTACAAATTTGGTATTAAAGTTTTAACTTTTTTGCGTGAAAGAAAAAAGCTAAAATTAAGACACGAAACATGTACAAAAAGGCGGTGAGTTTATGAGTCAAAAAAAAGACTTGAAAGGACAGCAGACAGAATTAAATGAGCAAAAAGTGATTGACTGGGTGCAAATTAAAGCTGAATATATCAGCGGCACAATGTCCGCTTCAAAACTTGCCGAAAAGCACGGAGTGAGCGTGTATGCAATCCGAAAAAGGTCGGGGAAAGAACGCTGGCAGGAGCTGAGGCGGCAGAATCAGAGTGAAACCGCAAACAAAATAGCAGAGAAAATCAACACAGAGAAAGTGAAGAAAACCGTCAGAGAGATTGACAGAGTTGTGGCCGTTGCCTCAAAACTTATCACAAAGTTGAACAGAGCTGTTAATGAGCTTGACAAGGACGAGGAGCTCATCAAGAAGAAAGTAACGGTTAAAGCCGAAAAAAGCGAAGATGAGAAAACCGCAACAGCGGAAGAAGAATACAGATACGATTATGCAAAGCGAAAAACACTTGTAAATACAAAGCGAGCAGCGCAGATTTCAAAGAGTCTGCTCAATGTTCGTGACATACTCGCAGATTATACGACGGAACAGGACGAAGAGAACGCTCTCGGCATTATTGAAATCCCGATGCAGGAAGTAATGCGACCGCCCGAAAATGATGAGCAGGACGGTGAAAGCGTTGAGTAAAAAAGTCATATGGACTCCTCAGCCGAAACAGAGAATAGCGTTGAGCCGTGGCGAAGATGAGATGTTATACGGCGGTGCGGCAGGCGGAGGCAAGACCGATTATCTTGTGGTCGAGGCGGCAAGACAGGTGAATATACCCGAATACAGAGGGCTGATACTCCGTAGGGCTGTGCCTGACCTTGCGCGAATTATTGACCAGACAAGGGCGATTTATCCGTCAATAGATAGGGGGGCAAGGTACAACGCAACAACAAGAGTGTGGACCTTTTCAAGTGATGCACAAATTAAGCTCGGCTCTTTATTTCGCACGAATGAAAAGTACAAGTATCAAGGTCAGCAATACGATTTTATTGGTTTTGACGAATTAACGCAGTTTACTTTTGATGAATATAGCTACCTAAAATCCCGAAATCGTGGCAACTGCAAGGCGACGAAGGTGTATATGCGCTCGACTGCCAACCCCGGCGGTGTTGGCCACGGCTGGGTGAAACAATATTTTGTGACTGCCGGCACACCGGGCGAAACTATATGGCTCAGTGACAAAGTAATTATGCCTGACGGCAGTACCAAAAACTATTGGAGTAGCAAAGTCTTTATTACAGCAAGCGTGTTTGACAACAACGCTCTGATGAATAACGACCCCGATTATGTAAAGCGACTTGCACAGTTGCCCGAAGCAGAGCGTAATGCCTTGCTTTACGGCTCGTGGGATAGTTTTGAGGGACAGGTTTTTACTGAGTGGATAGATAACCGAGAGCATTACAAGGACAGACGGTGGACTCATGTTATTGAGCCGTTCAAAATTCCGCAAAGTTGGAGAATTATCCGTTCATACGACTGGGGCTACACAAGACCGTTTTCAGTCGGTTGGACTGCCGTTGACCAAGACGGCAGATTTTACCGAATCCGTGAATTGTACGGTTGCAAGAAGAATCAGCCGAATACAGGTGTACGCTGGCCAATTGAAAAAGTTGCACAGGAAATTCTTGCAATTGAAAATAATGACCCTCAGATTAAGGGCAGACAGATATACGGTGTTGCTGATCCGGCTATATTCGCAGAACAGGGCAGCGGAAAAAGTCAAGCCGCAACGCATGCACAGTTGGGAGTGTTTTGGAACAAGGGCGACAATGCGAGAATTGCCGGAAAAATGCAGTTTCATTCACGGCTCGCGTTTGATGAAGAAGGCTATCCGATGTTTCAGTGTTTTAACACCTGCACTAACTTCATCAGAACAATTCCGAACCTTGTGTACTCGCAGATTGACACAGAAGATATTGACACCGAGGGCGAAGATCATATTTACGATGAACAGCGATACGGCTTTATGACCTCGATTATTACACCAAAAGAAGTTGTGCTGAGAAATGCAAGGGCATTTGACCCATTGAATATAAGTCAGGCACGATACTACAGATAGGAGATTACAAAATGAGCAAAGTTAAACGAGATGAAAACGGAATGATTATGCCGATAAAAACTACATATCCAGCTCTGGCCTCGGAGAAATCAAAGTTGAGCAATGTTTACGGCAAAGGCGATAAAACCGAAGAAGAGCCGAAATCAGCCGAACAGGCAGAAAAAGAGAACGAGAGCAGCGGCAAGCCTATCGGACTTGACAAAATACACGAGGCCATGCAGACCTTCCGCAAATATCAGAACAGCAAAAAGCAGTATGATGAAAGGTTTAAGCAGGCTTTCAAAGAATATAATCTGCTCTATACAGAGGCTACTGCACCGCAGATTAAAACTGACGATAACGGCAGGCCTCGAAAGGTGCTTGTACCGCACCGCAAAGGCGCACAGGCACTTAATGTCATAATGAACAAGCACGCTGACGCAATGGATAATTATCCCGAAATTATATGTTTGCCGAGAGCACAGGACGACGAACAGGCGGCTAAAACACTCAACAGCGTAATACCGTGCATACACAAACGCAATGGATTTATAAGGACCTACTCTGATGAACAGCTTGACAAGTTTGTAGGCGGTTGCGGTTGTTACGCAGTATTGTGGGACAAGACCGCAGAAAACGGACTGGGTGACATTGCTATCAGCCGTGTTGACATTTTGAATCTCTTTTGGGAGCCTCATATTGAAAACATACAGGACAGCGCCAATGTATTCTTTGCCCGATATTTTGACGAAGAAGGAATCAGAAAGGTATATCCCGAGCTTGAAAGCGTTTCGACTGCATCGCTTGGACTTGTGGAACACGAAACCTACGACAACAGCAATAAGTCCAATGATAAAGTCATCTTACTTGACTGGTACTACAAAAAGAACGGCGAACTGCACCTCTGTAAATTCGTCGGTGAACACATTCTCTACTCTTCGGAAAACGAGGGCAAGCCGATTTACAACCACGGCAAATATCCGTTTGTACTTGAACCAATGTTTCGCCTGCGTGATACTCCCGTGGGTTTCGGTTTTATGGATGTTGTGAGAGCACCACAGAATCAGCTGGATGAACTCAAACACGATATGCTTGTGAACATCAAAGTCAACTCACAGCCGAGAGTGTACGCAAATACAGGCGTCGGAGTGAACAATGACGATATGACCGACCTTGACAAAACTGTAATTGAGGTCAACGGACAGTTGCAGGGTAACATTGCACCGGTTGAATCAAAAGAGCTTGCCTCGGGCGCATGGAGCTTGTACGACAGGCTCTCTAATGAAATCAAAGAAACTTCTGCTACGAATGACGCGAGTAATGGAGCAAGTGCGGCAGGTGTTACAAGCGGTTCGGCAATTGCGGCATTGCAAGAGGCAGGCGGAAAAGTAAGCAGAGACTCGAATAAACTTGCACAGGAAGCAATGACGGAGCTTGCACAGTTGGAAATTGAACTGATGAGGCAGTTTTATAACTTGCCGAGAATTTTCAGAATCACTGGTGAAAACAATCAGACTACATATGAGGAGTTTGACAATACAGACCTCAGAAAACAGCCGTTGACATATACAGACACAGACGGTCAGACGGTAAACTATACCGACGAGGACGGCAACATACTTGAACGACTGCCGATTTTCGATATTGACGTGAAGGCGCAAAAGGCTAGCCCGTTTGCAACAGCGGCACAAAATGAAATGATGATGAATCTGTTCCAGATGGGCGCGTTCAATCCGCAGGCGGCTGATGCCACACTCGTAATGCTTGACGGCATGACATTTGAGGGCAAAGAAAAACTGATTGAGAAAATCAAGCAGAATCAGACCTTATCACAGGCTGTGCAGAAACTTTCAAACAAGGTGCAGATGCTTGAGGCAATGAACGCAAGCAGAACAGCGGCAGATGTGCAGAATGCTATGCCGAGCGAAAATGCACAGACCGCACAGCAGACACCGCCACAGCCAGAAAGCGAGGCAACAATGTGATTGAAGTAACATTGATTGACAGCGGAAATCTGATATATTTTGAAAGCAAAGGACACGGCTCACATGATGTGTGTGTTGCCGTGAGTGCTTTATGTTCTACATTTTTGCAATACGTGCGTGAAATGCAGGACGAAAACAATGTGACGATAGTCAATGAAATCTATGGAAACGGTCACACGGAATCAGAGTTTTATATTGTCAGTTCAGATGCCGAAGTCCGACACGGCATTAAAGCACTATGGACGGGATTTGAACTTTATGCCGAGAATTATCCTGATGAAATAGATTTAAACTTTGATGACGGCAACCCGAAATAAAGTTTAAAATCAACAAGAGTTTTAACTTTTTTTGAAAAATTAAGGTTGATATAATTAAAATATAAGGTCGCAGTAGTGGGACTGCATTAAGACCTGACACCTCGGAAAGACGAGAGAGACACCGCGGATAGACGCGAGAAATGAGGTTCTTATGAACGACAAATTTATAAATCTTATCGTAAATCTGCATGACGGCGACACAGCAGGCGCAGCTGACGGCGGAGGCGGAAACGGTGAGAGCGGTGATGCCACAAGCACCGAAAACAACATAAGCCGCGAAACAAGAGAGAGAGCTGAGAGAATCGGCATAGGTGACGACCTTATCGACGATTACAATAAGGCTTTCGGCAACGGCAATCAGAATCAGAATAATAACGCAGAAGGCGAAAACAACAGCACAGACACAGACGACGAAGAAAACTTAGAAGAAGAGTTTGAAAAGCTGATTAAAGGTAAATTCAAAAATGTGTATCAGAACAGAGCGCAGTCTTTGTTTAAGGACAGAATGTCAACCAAAAACAAGCAGATTTCAGATATGCAGAAAAAAGAAAATACCGGCAATCAGATTTTCGCTCTTATTGCAAACAAATACAATGTACAGCCCGATGACCTTGACGGTCTTCTCAAAGCCGTGTCAGAGGATAAGGATTTGTTCGCAGAAAAGGCTCTTGCCGCAGGAGTAACGACAGAAGAGGCACGCAACGACTTTTTCAAGCAGCAGAAAACAAATGCACAGGAAGAAGAGCTTGAAACCCTCCGAAGAGAAAAAGCCGCAAGAGAGCTTGACACGCATTTAAGGTCAATTGCAGCGGAAACGCAGAAGGAATTTCCAAACTTCAACCTTGAAGAGGAATTTCAAAATTCGTCATTCAGAACAGCTCTTGACTTTATTGCTCAACAGAGAAATGAACAGAACGAAAAGACAGGTCGTAATGATGAAATTTATGATTTGACTACTGCGTACAAAATGGCGCATTTTGATGAATTGCAGAAAGACCTTGTAAAGCGTTCAAGCTCTGCCGCAATCAGTGCGGCGGCACAGTCAATTCAGAGTGGTGCAAGACGACCAACCGAAAATGCGGTCAAGAAAAGCGGTACAACCACGCAGAGAAAGAGCGTGGAAGATATGTCTGACGCTGAATTTGATGCCTTTTACGAGAAAGTAAGACGAGGCGAGGCACACCTCTAATGCCTTGCCGAAAGGAAGGTACATATGAAAAGCAAGATTATTAAGCTTATTATCAATATCCACGGTAATACGGTTGACGCAGGCGGTGTAAACAAGTCAAACGGCTATGTTTACAATGCTTACGGCAACACAACATCAACCTCGGGCAATGACTGGACACCCGAAAAAGCTACATATTATCACAAAGTGTTCCTCAAGAACCTGACAGCGAAATGCGTTCACGGTCAGTTCGGTGAGCATGACACAATTCCAAAACAGTCGGGCAACATCTACAATAAGAGAGGTATTTCACCATACCCGACCGTTACAACACCGTTGCAGGAAGGCATTACTCCTGTCGGTAATAAGATGAGCTTCTACTACGTTGAGATTGCGGTGAATCAGTACGGCGCATATACCCCTATCACAGACTGGGCAAGTTTTTGCAGCCGTGATGATGTTATGACCAAGGACAGTGAGGAGCTTGCTTCACAGGCAGGACGCTCAATTGAAGAGATTGACCGTGAGGCTCTTAATGCCGGTACAAGCGTTATCTATGCACCGGCTGTAGGCTCTGACGGTGCGGTTACAGAGGTTGCAAGCCGCGCGGCTATTACGGCGAACAGTAAGCTCACAATTGACACAATTTTCAGAGCGCTGAACTATCTCGAGTGTCAGAACGCTGAGCCTATCGGTGAAAACTATGTTGCTCTTGTACACCCGAACGTTAAGTACGACATTATCACCAACAAGGATTTTATCAGCGTAGTTAAGTATGCTCACGCGGAAAAAATCTTCAAGGGCGAAATCGGTACAATCGGTAATGTCAAGTTTGTACAGTCGAACTTTGCAAAGGTGTTTAAGGGCGCAGGTGCAAGCAAGATTGATGTTTACTCAACTCTTGTGTTTGGCAAGGACGCATATGTTACTGTTGAGATTATGGGTGAAGGCACTCAGACAATCGTTAAGGGCTTTGGCTCAGGCGGTACAGCTGATCCTCTTAATCAGCGCGCAACACAGGGTTGGAAAACAACTCACGGTGTCGGCATTATCGGTCAGACAAGAATGGTGAGAATTGAAACAGCTTCAACACTCAACACCGTAGCACAGACAGCTTCTCCGGCTGTAGCATAATCGGGAGGTATAACCTATGGCAACAACAAAGAAAGCCGCAGAGACGGCAGAAAAGACAGAAGTATCGGCAGAAAAGACAGAAGTATCGGCAGAAAAGACAGAAGTATCGGC